AAAATCAGAAGCTCAAGCGGAGTCTTTGAAAAATTTAGAAGTGGAGAATAAAGGTCAATCTGAAAGTATTAATAATATGGAAGGAATGATTATAAAACTTATTAATAGGTGGAATGATAGTGATGCAGTTAGAGACAGGAGATATGAACAAACTATGGAAGCTATAAGTGATTTAGAAAAACAGTTATCTAGAATGGATGGTATCATGTCTAGAATGAATGGTAATGGGAGACACTAATGGATAGTCTTAAAGTATCTGGGGGTAGTTTTGGGAGTATGGCAATTGTTTTTATGGACTTACTTCCTTATATTTTAGGTATTGCTATTGCAGTTATGAACATTATCTATTTATACTATAAGATAAGGAATATAAGAAATGGCTAAAGACTCACGATTGAAAAGAGCGGGAGTATCTGGTTATAATAAACCAAAAAGAACTCCAGGGCATCCAAAAAAATCACATATTGTAGTTGCTAAAGTAGGTGATAAGATTAAGACGATTCGATTTGGTCAACAAGGAGCTATAACTGCGGGTAAACCAAAGAAAGGTGAATCGGCTAGGATGAAAGCAAAGCGTAAATCATTTAAAGCAAGGCATAGAAGAAATATAAAAAAAGGTAAAATGTCCGCAGCGTATTGGGCAGATAAGGTGAAGTGGTAATGGCTACTGCTAAGAAACGTAATCCCGCTAAATGGGCGAGAGCAAAAGCAAAAGCAAAAGCAAAGATGGGTGGAAAACACTCGGCTCGTGCAATGCAGTTAGCAGTAAAATATTATAAGGATATGGGCGGAACATATTCGGGTAAAAAGTCTTCAAAGAATAAGCTATCTAAATGGTCTAAGGAAAAGTGGGATTATGTTAGTAAGGGAGACAAGAAAAAACCCAAGAAGAAACGCGGAAGATATTTACCTGAATCTGTAAGAAAAAGTTTAAGTCCTTCTCAAAAATCAGCAACAAATCGTAGGAAGAGAGCTGCATCAGCGAAAGGAAAACCAAGAGCAAAATATAGTAAGTCAATCGCAAGAAAAGTAAGGAGAAAAAAGTAATGCCATATCATAGTAAAACAAAAAAGAAAATGAAAAAGAAAATGAAACCTATGAAAAAGAAAACTACAAAAAAGAAGATGAAAAAATATGGCTATTAAAATGGTCAAAGGCGTGTCTTTAGTAGGTTTAAATAAGAGACAGGCGGAAGCAATGAAGAAACATGGCAGACATCACACCGCAAAACACGTTCGCTCTATGGTTAAAGCTATGCGAGGTGGGAAAACTTTTACAGAGTCTCATAAATTAGCAATGAAAAAGGTGGGGAAATAATATGGAATGGTTAACAGCAAATTGGGAATGGGTGCTATTAGCATTTATGGTATTAGAAAAAATTGTAAAGATGTCACCTAGTGAAAAAGATGATATTCTTCTAGATGTAGTAATAGAAGGTTTAACTAAACTTGTAAAAGGAAATAAGAAATGATCAAGCGGTACATTAAAGGTCAAGTTAAAAAGCATGGAGTTAAAGGTTTTGTAATTAAAGTATTAGAACTGATTGCAAAAGTAACTCCATCTAAAGAAGACGATAAGATCGTAGCTAAAATTAAAGTATTTGTAGCAGATTTATAGAGCCTTGAGTTTAATATATATTATGTTGTAAGTTCAATATAATGAAGAACTTAACATCATATATATTGTGTGCGCTTGGTATGGCTGCTATTCTCTATCTATTATGGGAAAAAGGAGTAGTGGTACAAGATAGCACTTCACTTGAAGTTTTAGATGGTTACATATATAAAGTAGAATATAAGGTTACTCAATATGAACAACAGAAAACAGCAACAGATAAGGGGAATGATCTCTTCCATCTTAAAGAAAATGGGAATGTATTCAGAGGAAGCGGAAAATCTCATTTTTGGAACTGGTTTAATTGAGTCCAATTATGATTATGTAAGACAATGGAATGGTGGAGTAGCGCGAAGTTGGTGGCAGATAGAACCAGGGATGACAGGGGCAAAAGACACCCTGGAGAATTATTTAAAATATAGGCAAAAATTGATGTGGAAATGTGTGCATATAGCACAAGTTCCATCAACTGCATTTCTTCCTACTATAAAAGAAGAAGATATATCAGACCTTTTAGAATATAACATCGCATATGCTATTATAATGTGTAGGCTTAAATATCGTAGAGTCCCTAAAAAGCTTCCAAATACTGTAGAGGGTATGGCGGATTACTGGAAGCAGTATTATAATACGAATTTAGGTAAAGGTAAACCAAGCGAGTTTATCGAAAAATACAATACCACTCTCTAGTTTCTTCCAACAATAATAATATATTTATAGATTCTTCTTGCATCTATTGATGCTTTGATATAAGTTCGTATAAGATTTATATCAATAAATCATTATTTTAATTAATAAATAAATAGGAATAGAAGATGAATAAATTGCTTACTACAAAAGAAGCATCAGAATACTTCAAAGTTTCTACTTATACTATAAGGGCGTGGGCGAAAGCTGGTAAGATAAAGGAAGTGAACTTAGGGTATAGGACAAAACGATATGAAGTAAAGGACTTGATTTCGCAATGAAGCTAAAACAATTAGCGGTAGGTCAAAGATTCTGCCTTAGTAATAGACTAGACTCTGAATTAAATAAGTGGGGTACAGTTTTAGAGATTGGTATTGGTAGTGTTAAGGTGCGTTTTGATAGCTATAAAGAAAATAACGAGCGTGGTGAGTTGGTATCTGTAAAAAGTCACACTACTAGAATCGCGCCAGAAACAGAGGTATAGAATGGAAGAATTATTGCAAACTCCGATTCCTGTAGAAAGACACGATCTTGTGAATGGAAGGTGGTATGCTCCACTAGATGATTACTGGAATAAAGAATTTGGTGAAGATACACCAAAGATATTTAAACGATCTTCTACTACATTTGAAGATGCATTAGATAAAGGTATAGGATTTCATAGATGGTTAGGAAATGCAAACTCTTATGAGGATGCAATGGAGTATGCAAATAAACGCGCAACGATTGGTACGATTGTACACGACTTTTGTGAACGATTATTGCGTGGTCAGAAGATAAACCTCGTAGAGCAACCTTCTTGGTATGATGCAGAGTCCGATAAATTGATTCCTATCTCTAGGGAAATCGTAAAATATATTATGTCTTTTAAACAATTCTGTGATGATGCAAGTGTCAATGGAGAGTTTACTACAGAAGCATTAGAGATATGTATGTTTGATTTGGCGGCAGATAACAAAGGAAATCAATTACATCCGTGGGCGGGTACTGCGGATTGGGTAGTAAGGCTTGTTAATAAGAAAGGTAAAGAAGAACGATGGTTAATTGACTTTAAGACAGGCAATGCGTATCAAACACATCAACTACAATTAACTTCTTATAAAATATTATTTGAATCTTTATTTCCTGATTTAAAGATTGACGGGATCGCCTGTTTATATTTAAAATCGGGTTGGAGAAAGAAGCCAAATTATACATTGAAGAAGTATAAAGAAGATAAACAAACTTGGAAAAAGGTTGTGGAAGTCTCGGATTGGGTACATAATTATCCTGTTCCGTCCTTTCCGAAAGATTTGCCAACAACCTTTAGCTTAATCGAAGAAGAAGAACAGGAAACAAAAAAGGAGTCAAAGTAATATGGCTTTTGACAACACAAACAAAGGTGCTTTATTTACTGCGAAAGAGCGCAAAACAGAGAAGCACCCTAATATGACAGGGAAGGTAAACATTAATGGTAAAGATTATAGTTTATCTGCCTGGTCAAACCTCTCAAAGAAAGGTGAGAAGTACCTTAGCTTAAAAGTAAGTGACTTCAAACCTAATGGTCAACAGAAGCAGGACGATGATCTCCCCTTCTAAAACCACTATGATAACTGATGGGCGGACGAAAGTTCGCCCTATTCAGTTTGATGAACTCACTTCTGATGAGCAGATGTATTATTGCATTGGTAAATCCAATGTGGATTGTGATGATTGCAAAGGAAAAGGTGGGTTTATTCATAGTGAAGTAGTGGATTGCGGTTATTATATGGCTACAGAAGAATATTTTGAGCCTTGTGATTGCGTAGTCAATAACCCTGAGTCAAGTATATAACCTATGGCAAACTTTGAGAAATCATTGGAGATCGGCAAGAGAATAGAGAGCATTGTATTGAATAGGGTCAGAGAATCTGATCCTTTTGCTCTCATTATACAAGGTAAGTTTAAACAATTTGATATTTATAGTCCTTCTACCAATACCAGGATAGAAGTAAAGTCTGATATACAATCGCAGCACACAAATAATTTTTTAATAGAAGTATATATGTATGGGAAGCCTTCTGCGTTACTTTCAACAGAAGCAGATATTTGGTGCTTTTTTGATAATAAGAATTTAATTTGGGTACACCCTGAACGCATAAAAGATTTAATTTTACAAGAGGGGTATCAACAACGAGTGATTACAGGGAAAGGAGATACGAAAACAAAGAGATGTTATCTTATTCCTACAAAAGAAATTTATTTAATAGCTAGTAAAGTGGAGTCTGTACATGAAAAAGAACGTATTCAAACGATTTAAATACACGGATGAACAAGTAATAAAGATGCGAGATAAGTTTCTCCATCAGGATAATAATTGGTTTTATGAATTATATTTTAAAGCAACAAGACCAAATGAAAGGAAGAAGAAATGAAGTTAACTCCTAAAGAATTAAGTTATATAAGACAAGGTTTAGCTAGTCTATTATTAAAGCTAAAAATGAATCAAGAAAGAAAGTCTATTACAGAAATACAAAAGTTATTAGATAGGCTTGATGAAATGGAAAAGAATTTCTACGCTTCACAAATAGTACCAGGTGGTACGAAGTCCGTATAGACCAATGATCTCTTTGAGTAGGAATATAGGGATGAAAAAGGCTTGGGAAATGAAATACTTGGGTTGGCGCTAAAGTAATGTGGGGCGTAGGAATATTAAGTTTTTTAATAATATTATAAAAATAAAAAGGGGTAAGTATGATTATGTTTAGTATCGCAGAGTGGGTAGCAAATGTATTAGTATTAGGTATAGGTGTATTCTTTTGGGTAAGTTCTTTTGCAATTCTTATGGTTGTGATCAGCGTTCTTGTGGAGAGAGTTACTTATGAGTAAATGGCAGCTATATAAACATAAGAAAGAACTCCCGATGATGTGCGGTGTCTATGCAATATATAAAGATGGAGCTGTGGTATATATAGGGGTTAGTAAAGAGATACGGAAAAGATTTAGCAAACATTCTGTTGAACAATGGGATTATGTAAAAGTGAAACCAGCGATTTCTTTTGGTATGGCAACAGACTTAGAGAGTAAGTTAATTAAAAAGTTGCAACCTGAACTTAATTCCAGGCATAAAAAACGTGCGCAATTAAGTAATAGGCATCGAGTCACTATTGATTCAGAAGTATATAAAAAGTTGAGAGTATTTTGTTTTCAGAAAGATATAAAAGTGAAACATATGATCGAGGATTTAATTACTCAATTCTTAAAGGCAGTAGAAGAAAATGGCAAGTAAATCAAAATCAAAAGGAAATACCTACGAAAGGGAACTTGTAGATCAGCTTGCCAAAGAAGGTTATGATGTAAAACGTGCGTGGGGTTCGGATGGTAGAAGTATGGGATTGACAGAAGATGTGGATATTTTGGCGAAGAAGAGCGGTAAAACATACAAGATACAAGCAAAGCGCAGAAAAAGTATTCCAAAATGGTTAGCATTTGGGAACTGTGACATAGTAATGACCCGTGAAGATCGAGGTGAAACCATTGTCTTGGTGAAGTTAGATGATTGGTTAAACCTCGTGAAGTAGGATGGTGTATTTTACATTAGTCCTGGAAATAGAAGAGAATCTTTCTGCATCGGAGATTCTTGAGCAATTGAGAGATGCAGCAACACGATGGGGTAAGTTTATAAACAAGACCCCGAAGACAAGAAAACCAGTAAAGAATAATAGGAATAATTACTACATGGAGGTAGGATATGAAAGTTGATACATTTTTTAAATTAAGTGAAATCTTTTTAGATGAATGTAAAGAGATACAAATGGTTAAGGGCGCAGAGTATACGATTGATGACGGAACACATACTGCTGATAAGTTTAAGAACTTCCGTTCTATCGGAGAGCGATTAGATTTAGACCCTAAACTTGTTCTATTAACTTATATGTTAAAACATATGGATTCGATTAGAACGTATGTTTTATACGGGAAAGAAGGGTCAGAAGGAATTAAATCAAGATGTCAGGACTTGGTAAACTATGCAATTATGTTATGGGCGATGGATCACGAAGAGAAAGCATTTGCAGAGATCGTAGAAGATGCCTGATTTTCAATGGTTTTATGAGTATGAAGTAGGGTTACAAAGAATAAAATACAATGGGACACAGGGGAAGGGAAGTTGTCCTTTAGGAACACATGATGACAAGAAACCCTCTTTTTCATTCTCTATCGAAAATGGACAATGTAAATGTTTTTCTTGTGGATATAAAGGAAATGCGTATCTATTAGCCAAACACTTAAACATCAGTAATCCTGAAAAGATGATTAATGGTGAGGTAACCAAGAAAAAAACTCCTGAACCCCCTAAAAAACCCCAAATAAAAGGAGACATAGAGTCAGCAGCACAGAAGTATATTGATAATGTACCGAGTGAACACCTAAAGTCTTTACCAAAGCTTAAAGATATGAAGGTGGGATATACGGAAGATGGACTCAAAGTATTTAACTACCTGGACAAAGAAGGGAAGACAACAGGAATTAAGATTCATAAGTCTTATTGGAGTCACGGAGACAAATCGTGCCAAATATATGGACTTAACCTTTTAAAAAACTATGATCGGGATCAACCCCTTATTATATGTGAAGGGGAAACCGATATGTTGGTATGTCCTAATAATAGTATTTCTTTTAGTGCGGGAGCGGGATCTATCCCAAGTGATATTACACCGATCTTAGATTTTAAGAAAATCTATATTGCTTACGACCATGACACGCCAGGAAGAGAAGGTGCAGAACGCCTGGCGCAACGCATTAAGACCGAAAGTAGGGGTATACAGGTGTATATCTGCCAATGGAGTGAATATCTTCCTGAAGGCTATGATATACGGGATGAGTTTACCAAGTTTAAGGCAGACTCTACCTATAAATATAAAGAACTAAAAGATTCTATTACAAATGCAGTAGAATTTAAACTAGCGGCACGGGGGTACAATGTTATAGATACCTCGGAACTCACCAATACATATAACAAGCCACCTGATCCTATTATCCAATACCTCCTATATGAGGGTGGTGTATCCCTAGTCGCTGGTACAGATGGAGTTGGTAAGACTTGGTTTGTACTACAGATGGCGTATGCTATC